CGATAATGTGAGGGCGGCCATAGGCCATCAATTTCAGTTCCTTGTTAGAGGCCTTATCCAATTTGGTGAAGGTCAAGTTCAAGGTCTGCTCCATATACATAGTTCCGTTCTCTACAGAACCTACGAATGATTGCTCAAAAGATGACTGCTCGCGCAAGTCATACTTGAATGCTCCAGGCGTACCCGCAAATGAATCAATTACATCGGTATCGGTAACATCATAAGTTACCGCACCCAAATCGCCATAATCAATAAAGTAAGCGGCAACGAGTCCACCTACTGATTTTTCACAGGCTACTGCCCGTCCTGTTGTGAGAATTGTACAAGCCATTGTTTTAAGAATAAAAAAGGGGGCAGGGCATTAACCCACACCCCCTCTTGGTTAATTATTTAGATTGATTAGGCGTAGTAAACTACTTCAGAACCAATTCCGTACTGAACACCAGCGGTGTAACGCATAATTACGCGTACATTCTGTGAGCCGTCAAGATCTCCCATATCCAACAACTTAACTTCGTTGTGGTCAGAAAGAAGACCTGTTCCGAAGTACAAGTTAGAAGATTGAGCAGCAACCATCTTGTTAGAAGGAAGGCCGTTTACCATAGCAACACGGACACCATCAAAGAACAAAGGTTGATTGCCATACCATTGAGTACCTTTTGCATCAGTACCAGCAGCACCCAATCCAGCAGCACCGAATCCACCCAAAGCGCGGACATAAGCCTTTGCAACATTCTGGGGAACATAGATGGTCAAGTCCTCCTTGCCGTAAAGGGCAGAGGGAACAGCATCCATAACTTTACCCATCTCTTCAATGACATTGGCAGCGGTAACAGTTGTACCTGTAACATCAAGAACAGAAGCGTCAGCAGCGAACAAGGTCGTGAAACCATCAAACTCACCAGCGGTAGCGTTAACACCAGCCCAGATAGTTTGCTCGGTCTTCTGTGCAACTTTACCAGCGATGTTGGCAATCAAGAAGTCAGAGAAATTAGCGGGAAGGTTGTCGTATGCGGAGTAACCCATTTGGATTGCCTCCCAGTCAGAACGGAAGTCCTTTTTGCACAACTGCAAGTTGACTTGGAACTCTTCGGGTTGAAGAACACGCTCGGTCAAAGTGACGGTTGATGTAGCACCGAAGTCACAAGTAGCATTGGCAACGATATCGTCAATAGCCAATTTCTTGATTACTTCTTTGTACTTTACATTGGGCTTAACTTCAATCAAGCCTTTGTCAATGGTGTCTGCACTCAAAAGAGCGGCAGCGATGTACTTACCTGCAAACTCTCCAGCGTAAGTAGTTGTAATAGATGTGGTCGTAGCCATTTTTTATTTTGGTTTTTTATTTGTTCATTTTAGCGAGAACGCGGTCAAGAGCAGAAGCGGGGCGATTGGTCGCCATTTTAACTTCGGCTTTAGGCGTAGTGGAAGGATTGTGCTTGATAGGCTTGGAAGCAGATTGAGCAGAAAGTTCTGCCTTCATAGTTTCTACCTCTTGCTCTTTGGCTGCCATCTCCTGCTTTGCCAATCCCATTTCTTGACGGAGTGATTCCATTGCTGCTTGAACTTCTTCAATCATAGGCTTCACTACCTCAACAACTGCGTTAACCATCTCCTCAATAGCAGGTGCTACTTCGGCTGGTACTTCTACAGATACCTCTTCTTCTGCGAAGTGGGTTTCCGTAGTGTGTGATTCAACAACTTTCTTGGGATTGCTTTCGGAAGCCTCAACTTCTACCTCTACGGAAGGAGCCTCTTCTTCGGGCATCTCTTCACCAGCCGCTTCTTTGACTTCGGAAATAATACCCTCTTCTACAACGACCAAGATCTTGCCGTCTTCTAATGAGTACTCACCAACGGGAAGCGCGATACGCTCTTCTTCGTTTACGATAAATACCTCATTACCTGCTTCAAACGCCTCGGCTTCTAAAGCCGTTCCGTTCTCTAGTTTCATTTGAGCAAACTTTACCTCTACAGAATTAACTGAAGAGAGTTCGGTCATAATGCGTTTTAGAATTTCTGTTGCTTTCATAAGTAATTAAATAATTGATTTTGATTTATAAATTACATTTTCAGTTAGGCCCTGTGGTTGGACCAATGCCCTGTGCGCGTAGTGAGCCATCACAACAATCCTTGGAATAGGTGTTTTTATCCCAGCACAAACAACCGCGTCTGCCGCCTCTTGGTGAGGTTCGGCTAGGGATTACTACATCCCCATCATTTAATCTTGCCATAATCCCAATTCTTTAAGTTTAGAGGCTGCCCAACGCTTACCTGCTAGTCCACCCCATAGAAGGTAAGATATAGTGCCACAGGCCGTAGAATCGCCCTCATCGTAATACTCTTCTGCCCGTGATAGGTACGAATACATACGCTTAATGGTTTCTACGCTTAATGGCTTACCCTGTGCTAATTGCTGGGCGCGAACCTTGCCTACTGCGGTGGCGCAGCGATTGTTTATTTTCTGGTTCATTTCAATGCCACGCTTTGCGTTGTTCTTAACGCCAGAAGGGTAGTCGGAATACGACTCTAGTTCAATGCTTCCATCTTGGTGTACAATGCCGCGAATGGTAGAGAGCATCTGCATAGCCTCTTCCTCTTCAATGGTAGATAATTCGCTTTTCAGATTTACCTTATCCACAAAGTAGCCTTGAATAGAGAATCCCTTGACCTTTCCGCTTTTTACATAGTTCTGCCAGACATCCTCGTTGTTCACCTTCATTGATACCATCCAAGTACCTACGGGCAAAGACAATCCGTACTTACGGCTCTTGTCCTGTACATCGTCTTCAATAATCCAAGACTCAACGACAGATAGGCCATTGAGTTTGACATTGTGTTCCAAAGTGGACTCGTTCTGGTTTCCCTTTTGCAGGAAGATCTCCGAAGCCCTGCGAATGGTGTCTTTTGTAAAGTACACATAGAACTCCTCTTCGCCATTTCTGCGATAGATGGGTTTGTTGGGTACTAGGGCTGCGCCCATAAGAATACGCTTCTCTTCGTCCTGCTTTGCGAACTGAACCTCCTGTGAGTTCATTGCAATAAAGTTCTCTTCAATGGCTGGGCTTTCAACGATGCTAATGGCTTGAATGCCCATTAACTCTTCTGCCTCGTCTAGTATCAATTCTATAATGTTCATCCGAAAGTTGCGGTTTTGATTCGTTTGCGTTCTAATTCTTGTGAGGTGGTTACATCTCCACCAACGACATAGGCTCTTATGGGCTGCGTGTTTTTCTGCCCTATGCTTTGCGCTAATTGGTTTATGCCGCTAGTACCTACCACATTAAAAGATGGTGCAGCAGATGGGGCCGTTGGGGCCGTTGTGGATGGTGCTGCCGTTGCAGAGCCAGGTTCGGCAGCGTTAATCTGCCTAATTGATGCAATAGTTGATGCGCTAAGGGCTGCTAACTGAATACCTCTATTTATACTTGCGGCTGGTTCGGGTAGGCTAGTGCTGGATTTAAAGATACCAACCGCTGCCTGTGCAGCATCTACAACAACATTTGCGGACGCTACAGCCTTGCTCTCCCCAAATAAACTGCTTAATGCGTTCTGTACACTATCAATGGATTGATTTGCTGCCGCTGCTTTTGCATCTGCTACCTGTTGCTCTATTGCCTTACGCTGGTCTGCGTATTTCTTTTCAATAGCCGCTATTTCAGCGTTCTCCTTCTCTGCGATCTTGGCTCTTTCCTCTGCGGTCAGTTCCTCAAGTCCGATTAGAGCGAAATACTTTTCTTGGGCTGCTTGAATCTCACGCTCTTGGTCGCTCAATAGCATAGCGTATGCAGAATCAGCCAATGTCTGTTGGTAGGCCCTGTAGTTCTCTGCTGCATCCACCTTCGCCTTCTGGAGTGCCTCAAATGCTTTCTGCTCTTCGGCAAGTCTAGCCTTCTCTTCTGCTGCAAGTTCTTTATTGACGCGGTTCAGTTCTCTCTGGGTTGCGCGTTGCTGGGTAAGCCTACGGGCTTGGATGTCGTTGACTGCCGCAATAGCCTGTGCCTCCTTGTCTAAGTTCTCAATGTTTGTACGAGAGAAGGTGTTTTCCAGAATCTGGGCATCCCTGCGTAATTCAAGAGCCTCTACCTCTTTAGATAGTAGTTCGTCTTCTAGTTTTTGGGACTCTTCAATAAATGCCTTTCGCTGCTCTGCCGTAAACTCTTCTTCCTGTCGGGACTTTAGGCGTAGGGCTGCTATTTCTGCCTCCTTTACAGAACGCTCAATGAGCAAGGCTCGTTCCACCTTTGCCGCTTTCGCTCTCATATCAGCAACCTTCGCTGCCGCGTTGCCCTCTTTCACCTGTTCCGCTAGAAATTCCTTTGTAGCGTCAATAGCAGCGTTGGTCTTATCGGTGATGTTTTCTACGCCAAGAACAACTTTCGCTATTGCATC